AAATGATAAATAATTGTATATTCAGTTGTTTATTAGGTATATTTCTAAAAATTTATGATGATTTTAAAGATTTACACATAAAAAAATGCAGTTTCATTTTAGAGATTTCCAAAATAATCATTATTATTTGTTCCTTTTTATTGATTCAAAATCATTACGACTTGAATGTTATTATTTTTATTTCTTTATTATTATCTCATTTCTGCAAAGTATTTGATGATATATTTTGGTATGCGTATACTCTTTTTATTGGATTTTTTTGTTTGTTGAATTGTCAAAAAATAACATCACTTAAAGAATATTTATCATTCAAAATCTTCTTTTTTTTATATATTCCTATTCATATTTATTTTGAAGAAACTTGTATTCATGAAGAATTCAGTATATACAAAATGAACATAAGAACTTATAGCGTGATTATTAATTCCATCTTTTTATTATTTCTTGAATTATTTGATTACATTCATACATATAATTTATATTTTTTCGTATATTTGATTTTATTTGTAAATAGTTATTTTGTTACAAACATTATTATTCAACTTGTTTATTTACAATATGCAAAAACCGCAAAAACAAAAAAAAAGCAAAAACCTCAAAAACAAAGAAACACCCCGCAAAAAAAGCAAAAAAAAACAAAAACCAAATTTGAATATTCCATAAAAAATAGTTAAACAAATGAAAACATAATAAGACATTATGGAAGAAGAAGCAACTACAAGAGAATTCCTTATCTTTGGTGGCAATGGTTGGATTGGGCAAAAGGTATGTCGATATTTAGATGAAAACAATATCATTTACTACAAATCAGCTTATAGAGCAGACGATATAGAAAATATCATCCAAGAAATAGATAAATATCCACAATTGACAAATGTCATGAGTTTTATTGGACGCACACATGGTGTTTATGAAGGAGAGAAAATATCCACGATTGATTATCTGGAAAAACCAGGCAAATTAGTAGAAAATATCAATGATAATTTATTTGCTCCTGTTTCACTAGCCGTATTATGTAAAATGGAAGATCTTCATTTTACTTATTTAGGCACTGGATGTATTTTTGAATATGACGAAGAACATCCTTTTGGAAAACAAGAAGATGGATTTCATGAAGATAGTGAGCCCAATTTTTTTGGTTCTTCTTATTCTATTGTGAAAGGATTTACAGATAAACTCATGCATCAATTTGACAACACGTTGAATTTGCGAATACGTATGCCTATTACAGATGAACTGAATGATCGCAATTTTATTTCGAAAATATTGCAGTATAAAAAAATATGTTCTATACCCAATTCTATGACATGTATAGATGAATTTATACCTTATATGATTAAATTAGCTTTGCATTCTATGGTAGGAACAATCAATTTTACAAACCCAGGGCTTATTTCTCATAATGAGATTTTACAAATGTACAAGGAAATAGTAGACCCCCATTTTCAATGGGAAAATATGACGATAGACGAACAAAATAAAATTCTGGCATCCAAACGATCCAATAACTTTATGGAAACACGTGTTTTACAAACCTTGTTTCCTGATGCTAAACCCATTAAAGATGCAGTGCGTAATGTTCTTGAATCAATGAAAAAACAGATTCAAGAAAAAAATACAATATAAACAATATATGTAAAATAAAAAAGTAACAATATATATATGACAAAAACAAAAAAAAATAAAATAAAGAAACATAACAAAACAATAAAGCAACAAAACAACAAAACAAATATAAATAATGAAATACCAAATAATTTTAAGAATATAAAAGCAACTATAAGTGTAAAAGCATTAAAAAATAATCTTGATTATTTAAGAAAAAAAAGCGGAACAGATGTAATGCCAGTATTGAAAGCAAATGCTTATGGACACGGAATTATTGAAATTGGAAAAATTTGTAGAAAATTGGGTGTAAAATATATTGGAGTTGCAACTTTAGGTGAGGCTATACAAATAAGAAATAGCGGAGATAACGGACGTATTTTAGGATGGTTATACGATGTAAATAGTGATCAAGTTAAAAAAGCGGTAGCTAAAAATATTGATATTGGTATTTTTGATGATAAACATATACCTATTATTTCAAAATCATTACCAAAAAATGCAAAAGCCAATATTCATTTATTTATTGATACTGGTATTGATAGAAATGGAATACCATATGAAAAAGCAATAGATGCTGCAAAACAAATTACAAATGATCCTAAATTCAAAATAGTAGGTATAATGTCTCATTTATGTTGTGCTGAAAAGAAAAACGATAAACCAACTATAAAACAATATGAATTATTTAAAAAAATAAAAAAAGACTTATATGATATTCATATTACACCAGAATTATTTCATATATCTGCAACAAATGGTATTTTAAATTATGACAATTCAGATTTTAATATGGTGAGAAGTGGTGCTGGATTTTATGGATTAGATGTGAGTCAAAATAAACATTTGATTTCTGCCTTATCATTAACATCAAAAATAGCACAATTAAAATATATTTCAAAAGGTTCTGGTGTAGGATATGATAGAAAATATATTGCACATCATAAAGAATATATTGCAATTATACCTATTGGATACGCTGATTTATTACCATTGATTCCTCATGAAAAAATAAGTGTTCAAGTCAATGGAACAAAAAGAAAAGTATTGGGATTAGAAAGTATGGATCAAATTGTAATACAAGCAAAAAAAGGAGATAAAATTGGTGATGAAGTTCGTTTTTTTGGAGATAAAAATAAAGGTTTTACAAGTGCTATTGATTTTGCTAAACCAAGTGGAACTACTCCTTTAAATATTATAACTCATACAGGAAGTCGTGTAAAACATGAATATATTGAATAATGTAATGTATTTCTTTTAACTTTCAACTTTCAACTATTTACTACTAATCTATCTTATATAACCCTATTATATAGACAATATGTAACTCTATGGATTACTAAACAGCAAATTCATATTCAAGACTTCTCTCTTGTTTTCTTCTGGATAAAACAATTTCAAAATATGTTCATTATCACGAAACCGAATTGAATAATTTTGTTGCACATTATTTCTACCAATACGTCCCAAAGCTTGAATAATTTTTTCCTGAGTCAATATCAAATCCTTGCTTATATATCCATGACAAAATTGATAATTGGTTCCGTAAATATAATCACTCGATGCAATAATCATGTAGAGTCGCTGTTGATCGGCCAATCTTTTCATAATTTCTGTGTAGGCAATACTTTTGTGATGGGTAAAGACACCTATTCCCATCAACAACAATACTTTCCAACTATCAATCACATCGTTCAAAAGCATGATATCGATAATCGTATTTTCATCAATATCACTGGTAAATGCCCTAGCATGTTCACCTATTTCTTCCGCCCATTTTCGCAAATGCAATTGTTTATTAGGTATAAAGGTTTCATTTAATTCTGCCGTCTTGATCATGGAACGCAACATATCCAATTCAGTCGTCAATTTATTCACTTCGCTGTTTTTTTCCATATCTACTTCTCTCGTTTTCTTCTTGGAAGAACCGGAACTTGACCCACCATCTGCTCCCTCTCCTTTTGCATTTCCTTTTTCCATAATATCTTCCAAATCGTGTTCCAAGGATTCTATTTTTGAATTGATGGTATTGTTGAAATCTATTTTTTTGACAATATCTTCCATCACAATAGCAGGTATATTGGCCTGTTGGATACAAAATTTCGCTATTTTTTCCACATCTTGTGCAAGAAAGAGTGTAGGACCATCTGTCAAAGTATATGCATCTTTTGTCGTGACATAAATGGCAAATTGTGTGTCTTGTTCTGATGATTTTGCAATGATATTGGCAGTAGAAGAAACCACTTGTTCACTCATCATTTTTGTAAGCGGTTTTCCATCTGCTGCTGTTGCTATACCTGTTCCTGGACCAATACTAGTCGTTTTTCTCATTCTATTGCCTTGTGTGTCAATGCTTTCATTGGGTTCAATGAATTTTGTCTTGCTATATTTGAAATGAACATAGACTGCACCCCAAGTTCCCTTCATAATATTTTTCAACAATCGCAAATAATGCAATTTAATATTTTGCATATTGACATCATCGACTGATGCAAATTGACGTTCTATTTTCATACTTTCTTGAATATAGTTGTTCTTTTCCACATGAAGAATAAAGGAAATCACTTCTTTCAAATCAAAATAGCGCATCAAGGTCATATGATTGTTGCAATGCTCGGCTATTTTTTGGATTTCCTCATAATCTTCACTCAAACTATGCGGCAATACCACATAACCATATTTATCCACTATGGGAATTGTTTTCTTGCAATCATTGCTTACTATATTGTGAATTTCCGTGTTTTCAAACCCGAATTTCTCTTTGAAACTTTGTATTGTTTCCGTCAATTCATGCAATTTGGGCAAAGTTGCAGAAGACAAAATCATATTGGGAATCACATTTTCTCTCCAATTTTGTTGAATCGTCTTGTGTAAGTCATGCTCTTCATAATCCATAGTGATAGTCGGCTCATCCCAATAAACCACAATATTTTCTACTGGATTGAATGCTTTCATGTAATACATTGCAGACAAATAAGATTTCACATCACAAATCATGATTTCCACTTTGTCTCCCACACTATTGTCTACTTTTTTGATTTGTCCCGTTTTTTTGTTGGTAGTATAATCTTTGGCCGCAAAATAATGCAATCGAATATCGGCTGCACTTGAACATCCAAAGGCGAATGCGATTTTCTTGTTTACAGAAATGGCTGATTTTGCCAATGCCAATCCTACGTGTCTTGCAGCACAAACAAATATGACCTTGTATTGTTCCGATACGCCGATTGGCGAGAGAGTTTTGCCTGTTCCTGTAGGTGCAATATACAATATCAATTTAGGAGAAGAAGACCGACTCTTCATAATCGTAAAAAGTTGTTTTTGGTGTTCATAAAGTGTCATATCTGCATATTTCAAGAGAAAGGGATTTTTTTCAATATATTCTACTGCATTTTCAATAATTTCTGTCATTTGGATTTGTTCTTCCATAAGAGTCAACATTTTTTGCACTATGAATTTGATGTGACGATTGATATTGGATACATTGTTTTTGATCAATTTGTAAAGTGTAAAATAATAATACCATTTTTTAGAAGATGTTTTTCCTTTGATACTTCCTTTACTCTTGCTTTTATCTGTATATTTGATTACTTTTTCCATCATATCAATCAACAAGAATTCATATACATTACTGGAGTTCAATTTTGAGACATCATTTTTTTCAATACGAATCAAGTCTGCTTTTTTTACAGATGGGTTTGATTTTACGGAAATATCGAATATTTTCATGTTTGCTTCTTTTTTCATATTTTCTATTTTTTTTGCGAAATATTTGTTATATAAATGGTCTTCCATGGATTCATTGTATTCAATTTTTAAAAATCCAAATAAGGAATGATATTTGTTGTATTTTATATTGACATCTTTGTAGGCAGTAATAATCAATTCTAAAATCTCCTTTTCTTCTGTTGCTACTGGAACTTCAATGGATTCCCATTCAGATTTTGATAATTTGCGTTGATTCAAGTCCATTTTCAATTACGAGTTTACGAGTTTGATAATATATAAAATACAATCCTTTCTTTAAATTCATTTCAATTTTTTCTATTCTTTTTTGCTTTTTTTTCATTTTTTTTAGCTTTTTTTGCATTTTTTTTAGCTTTTTTTGTATTCTTTTTTAGCCTTTTTTGCATTTTTTTTATTACATATTGTAGCATATTGTATGAAAATCAACAATCAAAAATCAAGAGAATCAAATGCCTTTTGTTTTTCATAATAAGCCATGGTTTCTTGATATCCACCCACAAATTGACCATTATGAAATATTATTGGAAATGTTTTCCATTCTTTTCCTGCGAGAGACTCAATAAATTGCAAAAAATCCTGTTTGTTTTCAATCAAATAATCATCACAATCCACTATCAAATTTGCAGGTTCAACAGATTTCAACAAATGTTTCACTTTAGTGCAATTCGGGCATCCACTTTTAGAATAAAGAGTGTATCCTGTTTTTTGAGGTTGAATGTATTCTTCTGTTTCCATAGTCTATACTATACACAATATATTTTTATGTATTTATCAAAAAATATATATTTTTTAAATCTGCAAAGGTGTAATAAAAAAGGAAAAAAGAAAATAGAGAGAAGGAGAGAAACTTATATATTTGCAATCAATCGAACATTCAATTTTTGTGGTGCCTTGTATTTCAAAATATCCAATTGTTTTGCAGTGGTTGGAAATTCATCTGCACCATAAATATCTTGTAATAACAACCATTCAAACATTCCTCCTGGATAGACATATACATTGTAAAACCCGAGAGAAGTCAGTTGTTGATATTTTTTAAAAACGGATTCATCATTACTATTCCGCCCGTAAAGTATGATTCGAATGGTGCGATTCACTTTCATATATTTGTTTATCATATCTTCTTCTTCTTGTGCAGAAATAGTGGTTACTATCAAACACCCTTGTTCTGTAGAAGGAAGTGTATTGATTAACAAACATGTCTCTGGATTTTTGCCAATCCACTGCATGTCCTCAAAATTTATTTTTTGTATAGACTGAGAATTTCCCATTCTTTACAAATGGAACATATTTTTATATGGGTTTTTCTTTCGCATACACTATTTCACTCAGTATACTAAAATGCACGGATTTGTGTGTATATGCGAGATTAGACTAAATACTTAGTTCATTTGAATCATGATAATAATCTTTGATTTCATTACCAAATTCATCCGTTGTCACCATATTGATGAGTTGATCTGTTTTTACACTGATGGATTTTCTCAATTCTTGCACTATTGTAGATTCTTTCCTTTCTATTTTCATGTTTTTTTTTCTGTAAATATATTTGGGATTATTTTTGTTGTCTGGAATCACTAGAATGGTATCTTTTTTTGACCACTTGTTTCGTTTCATCAAGTCTTCAATGATCAATGGTTGAACACTGGATGAAAACATAGTATCAAAATTTTTTGACCATGGGAATTTATAATTCTGATGTACGTCCAATGTATTGCATTCCAATTTGGACATGTTGAAGAAATAATAATAAACGTCGGTCGTAGCAGTTACAGCATTCGTAGTCATCTTTGTAAAATGTCTTTTTTCCAAAATGTATAGTAGAAAAAAGACAATCAATTTTTATTTTGCATTGTTTTGCATTGTTTTGTATGATCAAGTAAAATTCACGACGATTTCAACGACTTCCTTTTTGATGCTTTTGGTAGCACTAATAGACAATTCCTGTCTCTTTTTACGTGTATTGTTTTTCGAATCACCTCCAATTTCCTTCTTTTTGGACGTACTATTGCGTGAATTCATATCATTCTCAATTGCATCATAATTCTCGACAATGTAATCAATGATTTTGTTTTCCAATGCCCATTTGAAAAAATTCAATTGTCCAATAGTCGTTTCAATAAATTGTCCGTTTCTATAAGGTATGCTTATGCGTTCCCATCTGCAAAATGGATCAAAAAAATGTTTGCTATATGCTTTTAGTTTGAGTTTGTAATCTACATACACTTTGAATCGTTTAGGATTCCCAGCAGAGTCGAAGAAATTATACAAGGTATAAAACTTTTTGGAATAATTGGTGGCAAACCAGTCAACTATACGGAGAGAAATTTTGGATTCACCTGTGATGATTTTCAACATTTTATTCAAATAGTCTTCATTTTTATAAAAATCCATCAAATTATTTAGTAACAATTCATTTTGACTGGTATAAGTGGCCGTCATTGTTTCTATCCATTCTTTTCATTTTTTTAAATACTTTTTCTTATATTTAGAATAAGTCTTTGAAAAAAGAAATTTCTGGAAAAGAAATCTCTAAAAAAATGAATGATAAAAATATTTATATATACTATAAATGAAGTTTTCTGATCTTTGCACACCTGCGGCAATTTATTTGGTTCTCTCGACTATTTCTGTAATTTTCCAAATTTTTACCCAATTCCAATTCTTTAGTATCTTGTTTCACATCCTCTTTGTATTGGCATGGACTTGGATATTGAATTTCTTGTGTAAAAAGGGATATGCCACTCTTTCTTGGATATTGTTAATTCTACCTTATATATTTGTATTTGGTTTGATTGCTCTTGGTGCCGAAATGATTGGATCCAGTAAAAAACATATGATGATCTATCAACAAGTTCCTATGCAAGCAGGAAACCAGATTCCTACTTATAACAACAGCTTACCTGCTTACCGAGGTGGAGGTGCCGTCTAAAGAGCTGATTCTACGTTTTTATTAGTAGGTTCTCTCGTCGTTGAAGCCGGTTTTAGGAAATGATCTTGTGTAACTATGTCATTGATGTAGGATTGATTGGTCATAAAAGGATTCATACCTCGTTGTCCAATCATTTCTCGCTCATTCATTTTGTTGTAGACATTCTCTCTTTTGTTCAATTCTATAGTGGATTCTTGAGAGATCATGGGTTGACTCCAAGCATCATTATCGGACATTAAAGATTGATAAAAGGCAGATGTTTCTAAATTGGGACTAAGAGCTTGTTCTTGCTGTTGTTCTTGTTGTATTTCTCTTTTTTGAATATGTCTAGGCGTTTTCTCATGTTTCTCTCTCTCTGCTATACTCCATTTCCATTCCATCTTCTTGATTATAATAAATACAATAAATATTAAATTTATTATAACGAATTTATATATATATACAAATATGTCCAATAATGAATATGTAACTGGAACATTTAATCAAGCCTTTTTAAATATATATAATAAAGATGGTAGTGTATTTAAAACATTAAATAATTTATCTTCTACATATTCTTCATATTTGGTGAAATATGATTTGGATGGATTTGGAATATGGGCTACTATTATGGGTGGCAATGGAGCAACTAATGTAGGATTATCTGTTTCTACCGATTTTAATAATAACGTCTATGTGACAGGAAAATTTTCCAGTCCTACTTTCACTATTTATAATGCAGACTTAATTACTTTTTCCACATTAACCAATATAGGATCAAGTGGTGACAATAATGTCTTTGTTGTAAAATACAATTCAAGTGGATACGTACAATGGGTTAATAAAATGGGAGGAATAAGTAGTACTTCAAATGATGCAGGTACTTTTATAACTACTGATTTGAATAATAATGTCTATATCACTGGAAGTTTTTCCGATGCTACTTTTACTATTTATAATGCAGATGGAATTACTTTTTCCACATTAACCAATACATCCACTTCGGGAACAAATGTCTTTGTTGTGAAATACAATTCAAGTGGATACGTACAATGGGCTACTAAAATGGGAGGAACTACTAGTCCATATGATTTCGGTAATTCTATAACTATTGATTTGAATAATAATGTCTATATCACAGGACAATTTACTGATACTACTTTTACTATTTATAACGCAGATGGAATTACTTTTTCTACATTAACCAATACAATTATTTCAGGAAATAATAATAATGTCTTTGTTGTAAAATACAATTCAAGTGGATATGTACAATGGGCTACTAAAATGGGAGGAACTACTAGTCCATATGATGCAGGTACTTTTATAACTACTGATTTAAATAATAATGTCTATGTCACTGGACAATTTTCCGATGCTACTTTTACTATTTATAATGCAGATGGAATTACTTTTTCCACATTAACCAATACAATTATTTCAGGAAATAATAATAATGTCTTTGTTGTAAAATATAATTCAAGTGGATACATACAATGGGCTACTAAAATGGGAGGAACTAATTCTCAACCTAATGATACTGGTTCATCATTATTAGTTGATAAAAATAATAATGTAATAGTAATGGGTAACTTTATATATCCAATTACTATATATAATTCAGATAATAGTTTTAATACAAATGCAACATTAAATTATGCTGGGGCTAATAATGTTTTTTTAGTCAAATATAATTCCAGTGGATTTGTTCAATGGATTACAGGAATTGGAAATACTAATAATAAGTGGGCTTATGGATATTGTATTTCCACAGATGAAAATAATAATATTTTTTTAACAGGAAATTTTAATAATGGTTCAGTAAATATTTATAATTCAGATGGTAATCTTTTTAAAAATTTAATTGTAATCGGTGGATATTATTGGGGTTTTTTAATAAATTTTAATTCTAATGGATTTGGTCAATGGGTAAATCTTTTAGGGGCTAATAATACAAATGAAACTTCTATTCCATATGGTGTATGTTGTAATAAAACGCTATATATATATATAGGTAATCCTCTTCTCAATTCTACCAATCCCAGTCCATTGATTCTTTTCTACCCTGGAACCATCACTTTGAATTATTATGGAAATATTACAGATCAATATCAATTGGTCAACAATCTAGGACAAGTCGTTTCTAGCACCTTTTCATTCAATTCCACTAACAATACCATCACCTTCAATGTCATTATCCAATATGGAGGCAACAACATCTTGTCTTTTTACGATACTACCTTGAACAAACTGATTGGAACCTTTTCCATTGAAACCTCCGGTATTTGTTTCAAGGAAGGCACCAAAATCATGTGTCTTCTAGACAAGCAAGAAAAATATATTCCCATTGAACAAATCCAAGAAGACATGTCCATCAAAGTGTATACAGGCAAACACAAGAAACCAGAATACAAAAGAGCGTCCGCCATTGTCAAAAGCCAACTGATCAATACCCCCGTGACCACCATCAACAAGTTGTATCGTCTCTCCAAATCCGTTTGTCCGCAATTGATCGAGGATTTGTATGTGACAGGATCCCATGCTTTGTTACATGATCAGCTCACGGAAGAAGAACACGAGAAAATGAGTCATTTAGCTGATTTTTACAATACTTATACGATCCGCTTGGAAAACGAAGAAGCCATGTCAGAAGAACAGAGAGAAACGCTGAAAAACGTGATGCGTTCTTATAATGATTATCAAATCACGCACCTGGACAAATTCAAATTGATTGCGTATTACAATGAAGATTTTGAAGAA